GTTTCTTTTAATCTATTTGTAGTCAATTAAATACCTTCAGACTACATCAAATATACGAAAAAAGAGGATATGGACGGCAGCCGCCAGATGATCTTCTGTAACGAGTATGACCGACCGGCATCTTCCTTCATTGACGGGGAGAAGGACAAGAATCCGAACGTAGCCCTGCATACCAGTGTGCAGACCGTGGCCAACACCAGCCTGTTCACCATTACGGATATTGAGAACGCTGAAGTGGGTAAGATTGTCACCATCAAGTGTGGCAGCGAGGACAAGGGGGTAAAGATCACCAAATCCGATAAGTTCAGCTTGATCAGTGCCGACTGGATACCGAAGAAAGGGGACACCATACGTCTGATGAAACGTTCTGACGGGAAATTCATCGAAATTGGACGTGATACGGCAGCTTCCGGTGCATTACAGTTCGCCAACGATGCAACCACTCCATCCTTGGCAGGTGCGACGGTGTTCGTAACGGGAACCAATACCCAAGCGACGGCCATCACGAATTTCACAGATGCGGTGGAAGGTGAAGTGTATACCATTCACGGGGCCGGGAATACGAATGCGTCCACTATCGCTAATAGTGGTAATTTTGTCCTGACTGATGCCATGACGCTCAGTGCCGGCAAATTTATCATGCTGACTTATGCAGGTGGCAAATTCTATGAGGTGGCACGTGGTTAAATTTACGGGCGGAGTAATCCGCCCCTGTTATTCATTTTAAATTGTTATAATTATGGCATACGTTAAAAGAGCAGTGAAGCGCCCGGAAGGTAATCCGGGTAAAGGGATCAACCCGCGCGACATGATGAGTATCATTGATGTGGATGATATTCTGGTGTTCCCAGTACGTGATTCGGCCGGTGTGTTGATGACCGAGAACATACAATTGAAGCCTGGATGTTATTCTACTGACATCTATTTCACTCCCGGTACTGTGGAGGTTACAAGCAATACAGACGGAGATCCTGACGCACTTGGTTTCACCCCTACGGTCAAGGGGAACCATCCGGGAAACAAGCAGGCGGTCCGTGAGTTCAAGACCAACTGGCTCGGCCGGAAATGTATCGTAATAATGAGTTACTGTGACGGTCAGGACAAGGATCTGTTCGGTTCCCCCTGCAATCCCATGCAGATGGGAGTCAACTATACCGGTAACAAGGATGCAAACTCCTCTGAATTCACTTTTACCCAAATCAGTAAGGGGGACGACATCGCCATTTATAAAGGTACTGTTCCTTCGGAAGAACCGGTGGCCAGTGTGACTGCATCTGCCACCACCATCCCGTTTACGGCGGAAGGGCAGTATCAGCTTCAGGGTGGTGAGGCGGAAATAAACAAAGTGACCGGCGGACGGCACGGCGCAGTGATGACCTTGTTGGGAGTAGCGTCAGGTGTGGCTCCGACAATTGCCCATGGCGGCCAGTTCCTGCTGCGTGGCGGGGAAACCTTCACCGCCAGTCCGGGCAGCCAGATAACCCTTCAGGCTTTTGAATCCGGTTCCGGTACATGTACATGGATTGAGCAGAGCCGTTATCAGGCATAAGTCATATTCTTATTTTAGTGGTTTCATTATTTCAGGAAAGCGGGGCTTCGGTTCCGCTTTATTTTATTCAAATATACGAAAAAAGTTTGCTAGTAACAAACTTTTTTTCGTATATTTGCAGTGTCATAACAAACGCGGGTGACGTCCGCATAAGTTCTTTTAATTATGGAACAATTGTTCAAGGCTATCCAGGAGATAGCAAGACAGAACCCGGAAGGGTTCACGGTTGACCTTACAACCTTAAAAAAGGTCACAAAAGGCATCTCAGTCGCTTATCTTGAAACTCAGAACAGTTTCGGGGAAGATGGTCTGAGAAGAGTTCTTAACCATGCTTTAGAGCACGAAAGGAAAGTCGGCGGATGGCTGAATGAAGAAAACGGACAGTTTTATTTCGACAGCATCCGGATTTTCACAGATCTGGAAGCAGCCAAGCGCTTCGGACGTGAAAACAGGCAGATCGCGATTTTCGACCTGACGCATTTAAGACTTGTCAAATTGTGATGGGAAGGGCTTAGGCCCTTCCTTTTACAGATTAAAAACAAATATTCCGATAATCAATCGTAAATTGATGCAGTATGAAAAATTTGGATTTACTTCCTCTTTCTCCAGAGGTTAAAAAGAGACTTGATGAGTTTGCCAGACAGTATGCACGTATGGCGCATATTGTAATTGAAATTGTTTCCTTCTCCGAAGGCCGTCTGATTGTCCGTGCGGAGCAGAAGGATCTGGTGAATGGACAGTTCCTTTCCAAAAAGGAGCTTCACGAGCGTGTCCGGGAAATGTTTAAAGGTGAGATTCCGGAAGACTGGAAACTGACAGTTTCCGCTGTTAATTTTGACCGTAAGGATATTGACGGCATTACCATTGAATGGGTCAGAAAACGTATGGAAAAATTAGGGTTGAAGGCCAAGCACCTGAGCAATTATACCGGGATTGATAAATGTACGGTATCGTCCATACTTTCCGGGGACAAGGATCTGACCAAATGGCATAAGGTGGCATTGTATTATTTCTTCAAGTATTATGAGGTGGCGCAGTTCTGATTGGATGCGGCAATATGGTAGTAACAGTGTTCACCACGTCTATGGGGAACTTAAAAAAAATAAAGAGATTATAACACTGAGAGAGGAATTGGAGGATCTACGTCCATTAATGGGAACAGAATCCGGGGAGTTTTATTCCCGGGTGAAACATATAGCTGGTATTTATACAAGTGAGGAGGACAAGAAGATGATTGCTGATTTCATGGATGAGTGCCTGAATGGAATTGATGATGAGATTACCGAAATGGAGGAGAGAACCATAAAATTACAGCTTTAGGACATATCCGAGATTATATCGTTTTGAACCGTTGCATGGATTTTTTATTCATGCCTGTCTTTTGCCCGGCAATTGCCGGGCTTTTTCTTTGTATGGTACATTGTAAATGTTATCGTATGAAAGAAAAAATTATTGCTTATCTGAGCGGTCCCCGTCCGTATCGTGAGGGGATTGCCTTGTACGAGGAGTACGGTCTTAATCTGATGCTGAAAGCCACTTTCCGGCGGAATACCGAAACGGACCTGCTTCGTGCCACCTTGATGGAGGAACTGCGCAAGCTTGCCGGAATTTCGGAAACGGCTTTCAGGACAATGCAACGGAAGGCGGCGGGCTCTCCCCACATTTCGTCAGCTTCTATAGTGGTGGGAGAGATCAAGGCTGAGGAAACCGCAGTGAATGTTCCTGTCACCCCGGTTGTGGAAAATGTGATCCGTTTCCGTGACCGTTTCCCCTTCCTCAATTCTCCGGACTGTCCGGATGTACTGAAAATACTGGTTGCCGATATGTTCACGGCCTATGATCTTTATTTGAAAACTTTCAGGGAACTGGGTGAGCTGCCGGATGACGCTGAACTGGAACAGGCGTTTGGCATAGCCAAAACAACTGTGGAGAATTACCTGGAGGACCGGAGTATCTGGGAGGAGTTGGAATATTACCGTGATAACCATGTGCTACTCGGGAAACATCCCCGTGTTGCCGCCTCTCTAGCTTCTGACGAGCTTTCCAACAAAAGTGACCTTGAGGTGATGAATATCCGTAAGAATGCGGCCAGCAATGTGTCCAAATGGAAGAAGAAGCTTGAAACCGTTGAAGGTGAGGAGGAACGTGCGAAGGCATTGGCGGCAGTGGATAAATGGGAGTCTATGAAATCGGCCGCCGAGAAGGAACTGGAAAACAGAAAAAAAAACTGATATTTCGGAAAGGGACGCTGGAGGACGGGATCAATGGGCTGCTCCTGAAAATGGAGCGTTTCTCCCACCCTTGTGACCGTGGCGAGTTTGCCCATTTACTGTCTGCAAAAAAATGCGAACTGGCGGACCTGGAAGAATGTTTGAACAGATTATCTTATGAATGATATTCCCCCTGACAGCCTGGCTCTGACTGGAGAGCAGAAAAATGAAGTCCGGCGTATGGCGGCTCTGGGCTATAGTCCCGAGGATATTGCCACCTATCTTGGCCTTGACGCTTCTGAATGTTTTCTTTTTGTTTATGATGCCGGTATTCCTGGAACCACCATTCGAGGGCTGATCCGTGAAGGCGTGCTTGTCTCACGGGCCGCTCCCGAGATAAAGCTGCACGAAGCAGCCGAGGACGGGAATATCGATGCCGTCAAGTTGCTGGCAGAGATCCAGGAACGCCGTCTTTTTGAGAATTTGTTAAAAGATATGGATGAATATGAGTGAATTGCCGGTCAGACCTTCAAGAGTGGACTTTGAAAAGGTTGATCTGAACCAGATCCAGTGCATTCTTTCCACCGGGACGTTGGATTCGTTGCGTCCGGAAGAGAGGGAGTATTTCTCTCTAATGGAGATGGTACGTGGTCTGCGTGCCAGGATGCGTTTTACTAACGGCAGGATGGTGACAAAGGCGGGAATAATCAGGCTGTTGAAATCGGAACCGTACAGCCTGTCCGACTGGATGGCCCGACAGGTGTATAATGACAGCATCAATTTTTTCTATACCCAGGACAACATCCGTCCGGAGGCGTTTGCTGCCCTGTATGCCGAGCGTGCCGAGAAGTGGGCGAACGCCGCTTTTCTGGCCGGCAAGATCAAAGAGGCAAGGGCTTTGTTGAAACTTGCCGGTGAATACCGCGGATGCTTCAGGAAGGAACAGGCGGAGATACCGGAAGAGCTTCTAAACCAGAAAAAGGTTGATATCTATACGGCCAGCCGTGAGGATCTGGGTGTTCCCGCCATTGATAGAAAGGAACTGGAGGGTTTCATCGACTCGATACCGGAGATACCTGTTGCTGTGCGTGACAATCTAAAAGAGGACGCACGGATAAGAAAGTTTGATTTGAAAAAACGTATGATTTATGATATCGAGGAATTTAGCGAGGAAGATGGCGAGTGATGAGGATGTGGATGTAAAATTCAGCCATAATATCCAGATGCTGACCGATTTCGTGGATACGACCATTCTGGTTGTCATAGCCGGGCGTGGTATGTCCAAGAGTACGGTCATACAGTCCAGACGTTCATACAGGTGTATCTGGGAAATGCCCGGCGCACCTCTCGCTTTTGTCGCCAACACTTATGCCAATCTGAAGGACAACATCATGCCTGCCGTACAGAAGGGATGGGAGATGATGGGGCTGTACGAGGGGATACATTATATCCGCGGGAAGGAACCACCGGCCTCCTGGAAGGCGAAATGCTCCATTATTGTCAATGATTACCGGAACTGCTATTCCTTCTGGAATGGCAGTGTTGTTTTTATGGGTTCGCTGGATAACCCTTCACTGCTTGCCGGCAAATCGGTGGTCCATCTGTTTTATGACGAGTCAAAATATGACAAGGACGAGAAGGTGAACCGTGCCATGCCGGTTCTGCGTGGTGATTCTCTCACTTACGGGGCATCGCATCTGTTTCTTGGTCTGACGATCACCACTGATATGCCTGATGTCAACGAGGGGGAATATGACTGGTATTTCCGTTATGCACCCAATATGGATCCAGACCGTATAATTCTGATTGTACAAGCGGCTTTTGAACGGAACGGGCTGTTGTTGAAGCAACTGCGCGAGCAGAAGAAAGACAATCCCAGTCACTCCGTACTGGCGCGTCTGGAAAGGAAAATAGATTATTATGACCGGGCCTTGCGCAAATTGCGCCGCGGACAGACATTTTTCCTTAACGCATCCTCCCTGGTCAATGTTGATATCCTGACCCCGGAATATATACGAAACTTGTATCAAGGTACCCTTGAACTGCATGAGTTCTGCAAATCGGTGCTGGGTATGCGGCCTGGGCTTCGGCGTGATGTCCGTTTCTATGTACTATTCGGGCAAAGGCATAAGTATTATGACGGGAGTCCCGGAGGAGAGCCGGCGGAAAATAGTCGGGAGTTGCGCTATCTGCGGCATGACGAGCCTTTGGATGGCGGCATGGACTTCGGCAACATGCTTTCATTCGTGATTGGACAGGAAGACGGAGCGTATTACCGATGCCACAAAAACTTTTTCGAGATACCTCCCGGGTGGTTCCGTGAGTTGGCTGACCAGTTCTTGGATTTCTTTGCCTCACATGAATGTAAGGAACTATCGTTGTATTATGACCGAGCCGGCAATAATTTTGAAAGACAGGGGGAGGATTATGCCAGGAAGATAAAGGATGCCATAGAGAAGGATGCCGATGGTCGGCGGACCGGATGGACCGTCATTCTGATGAGCCGCAGACAGAGCATCATCCCCCAGTCGGAGGAATACGGATTCATGCAGGAGTTGATGAAGGGAGAGAATGGGCAATTGCCCCGATTGCTGGTTGATGCGGTGAATTGCCGTGAAATGGTCAGCAGCGTTGAGAAAGCCCCAGCCGGCATCCGCTATAAGGGTGAAACCAAGGTGGTGTTCAAGATCAAGAAGAGTGAAAAGCTTGCCCCGAAGAAACTTCCCATGTTTTCTACCAATTTCAGTGACGCTTTCAAATACCTGATGATGCGCAGAAACTGGCGTCGCATTGTCCGTATTGCCCGTGGCAATAATGCAAATCCCTATATTCCCGGTTTTGAGGAGTGATTTCTGTCCGTACCAGGCATCCCGCCGTTTTTCTCTGTCATATTTCACGAAAATTGCCCGGGGCAATTGCCCCGGAACTTCTGAGCGGCCCGCACGGAAACAAAAGACATGGTTTTAAAGATTTTGGTTCTATGGTGTTATTTATTGAAAACTAGATATTTATGTGCTCTTACAGCAAAATTCAAGGCTGAAATACGCACATTTTGAATGATAAATACGAAAATAAGGGGAAAATCAGTCATTTTTTGGATGGTTTTTCACTGGATCTTGTGAAATGCCTTGCGGGGGAAGGCGAAAAAGAACCCCCGGCCTGTAAGTAGTTATCTCACCCACATACTTACACAAAGATGCGTCACACCGCACAGCCGGGGGCAAATACCCTCTGCTGCGGTGTGACGCATTTTGTATGTTATGTGAGTGAGATGGCGCAAAGATAATCAAATATTATTGTATGAAAGTGATAGAGATAATAAACTTTAATCGTGAGCTGCTGAAAAAGTTGCAGGAGGCGGGTGTCCGTCTGGAGGATGTCCAGTATGTGGAGTTATATTCGGAATACATGTACCGGACAAGCCAAGGAGAGAAAGTATCTTATGTCGTTGCCGTGCTTTCTGAAAAATATTCGGTCAGCGAGAGAACGATTTATGCCCTGGTTAAGCGGTTTCGGAGTGACTGTAAGACGTTTGCAGTATGAGCGGACCGTTTTATCAGGCGAACTGTGCTGTTTCTCCTATCTTTAGGATGTTTCATTTTTATAAGGAGGAATGGCTATGAACAAGTATTATCAGGTACTGGACAAGATACTTGCCACAGGAAAAACGCAATCAAACAGGAAGGGGAACATACAGTACCTTCTGAATGAGGTTCTGGTACTTACACCAGCGGATCTGTTGGATATCTTTGAGGGGCATAATATTGCCCGTAAGAAGCTCCGTAGCGAGCTCCAGCTGTTCATGCAGGGGGAACGTAACGTGGAGAAGTACCGAGAGGCCGGCATCAATTGGTGGGATTATTGCGGATCCATTCTTGTGAACTCTTATCCCACCTATTTTGAGAAGCTGCCGCCACTCATAGACAAAATCAACAGGGAGAAACGTAACAGTAAGAATTATGTGCTTTTCCTGGGTGAGACCGGTGTGGAAAGCAACCAGACGCCCTGCCTGAGCTTGGTGCAGTTTCAGATTGACAATGGAGAACTGGTGTTGTCCGCATACCAGCGCAGCAGTGATGCAAATCTCGGATTGCCTGCTGACATTTATCATCTGTACCTGATGGCACGGCAGATAGAACTTCCCCTGAAGTCGATCACCCTCTACCTGGGAAATGTACATATTTACGAGAACAATATCCCAGGTACCCGTGCACTGCTTGCCGGTGACGAGACTGTCCGTTTCGAACTGAATGTCTGATCTGCTGCATATGTCGTGCAGTGGGTAACGCTCCTGATCCTGCCTGTTTCTCATAAATTCAGAAGATCTTTGCGGCGTTTTTTTAAATGGAAAGTAACATGAGAAATATGTATCTGTCTGCCCCGCTTCCGTTTGTGGGGCAGAAACGTATGTTTGCCAAAGAATTCATCAAAGTATTGGACCGATTCCCAGACAGTACCGTTTTTGTGGATCTTTTTGGCGGATCGGGGCTGCTGTCCCACATCACCAAACGGGTAAGACCTGATGCTGTTGTGGTATATAATGATTTCGACAACTACCGGCAACGGCTTGACAATATACCGAATACCAATCAGTTGCTGGCAGATTTGCGAAGGATAACAGCGGAACTCCCCAGAAAGAAACGTATAACCGGTGAAGCCCGTGAAAGAATATTGGCTCGTATTGAAAAGGAGGAAAAGGAACATGGCTACGTTGATTATATCACATTGTCGTCATCCCTGTTGTTTTCCATGAAATATGTGCTGAATCTGGATAATATGAGGAAAGAAACGTTTTATAACACTATCCACCGGACTGACTATTCCGATGCGAAGGATTATCTGGAAGGGCTAACAATTGTCAGTGAGGATTATAAGGAAGTGTTCAAACGTTACAAGGATGTTCCGGGGGTGGTTTTCCTGGTTGATCCCCCTTATTTAAGTACAGAAGTCGGAACATATAAAATGTACTGGCATCTGGCTGATTATCTGAATGTCCTGCATGTTCTGAAGGAGCATTCGTTTGTGTATTTTACATCCAATAAATCTTCCATTCTTGAATTATGCAGTTGGATTGGGGATAATCCCTCAATCGGTAATCCTTTTAAGGATTGTGTGAAAGTGGAATTCAATGCCTGTGTGAATTACAGTAGCTGTTATACTGATATAATGCTGTGTAAACAAGGTAAAAAAGATGTTTCGGATTTGGCTGCCTGATATTGAAATCTGTGAACAGGATGTGCATTTATAACAGAAGTCCTGTTATCAGGCCAAGCAAAAGGAATATTAGACTGTTTATTATCAACTTTTTGATCTGATAAAGGTGCATACAAATAAGGCTTACTTCTTTTTGTAACCGCTTGATATCTTCCTGTTCTTTTGTCATGGTTCATATTTTTGATGCATCAGCAAAGGTAATAAAAATCCGCTAGGAAATTCGGGATGTTGAATATTATCCCTATATTTGCGATGCCGAATCTTGATAAAAAACATTTTTGTAAAAATGACTCCTCATTCGATGTGTAACCTGTAGAATCGGGTTCCGGATTTATCACCGGTCGGCGCGCATTGGATGAGGATTCGCCATTTTATATTATGGGCAAAAGTAAACCAAATAAGCCAGTTCCTCCTCCTATTCCGGTAGTAAAGACATCCACTGGAGCAGACCAGATTCCTCTTACCACAAAATAATATAAGTGATAATGAAAAGGATCGCAGTTATACAGGAGCCGGTAGCAAGGAAAGAAAGTGATGCGCTTATCTGCCCGGCTCTTTTCTCATTTAATGCACGTTGTTTGCTGATGCTCTCTTGAAGCATGACCAGCTCATCTGCCAATACATTCTTTTTCTTATCCGCTTTCGGACATTTTTGGAAATATTTTACATATTCCGGTATTCTGAATTCTTCCGGATCTCTTCCTTTAGCATAGAAATCGTGTGGCTTCATGGCTTTTGTGACATATATCAAGGATATGAAAGAGAATGTGAATAAGGCAAGGCATCCATACGTGACAGGAAGATCATTTTGTTTGTCTAAGTTTGAGAGTACGTATCCCATAGAGGCAGCAATAATGGCATAATAGATGCCGAACAGGATATAACAGCGCTCTGTTATGGTCGATTCCACCCGTATATAGTCTTCCAAACGTTTTGCTGCTTCTTGACAATAGAACTCCAGAATTTCTTTATCCAGTACATTTAGTTGTTCGTCATTTAATCGTTCCATGGATGGTTACTTTTTAAGTTGTTACAAAACTAGTAAAAAAATCCATTAGTAAATGTTGGGCTATTGAATATTATCATTATATTTGCAGAGTCAAACATCAAACTTGTTCGTCAAGTACGTAGAGCGCGGTTAATGCTCATATTTTAATGGGCTTTTTTTATGCCTATACAGAACCATTTTCGTAAAGTCACGAAAATGATAATACATATAAAGGATATTGTAGAAGTCGCAACTTGTTGTGCAAAGTCTACGGCTGCCTTTCCCAAAACTTAATTGCTCTACGGAGTGACACGGTTTGATGTTTGACGACACGGGAGATGGCAGCCGTTCTTTTTCTGCCTAAAATGTCAAACATCAAACCGTATGAAACAAACAGTTTCAATTCCTGCTACCGACATAAATGTCGTGAGCAAATCGTCAGTCCTAACTATGTGGCTGAACCGTGAAAATCAATTATTTTCTTCCGTACTTGAAGAATCAGTGTCTAACCGTCAGGTGTGCCTTATGGCTCATGCTTCCTTAGCTTTTTCTGCATTGGTATGTGCCGGTTTTGTGTCGGCTGTTCCTGCATTGCTTTGCCTGGCTTGGTTTGTTCTGTCGTTACATCTTGCTTGGAAAGGAGGTCTGAGATGAAATTTTTTATTGATGAACCCAAAACTTACCTGTCTGTCAACAATAAAGGCAGGGCTATGAACCAGTGGATTTCCACTTTCACTCATGTATTGATTCCTGATGAACTGTCACGTGATGCCTTTATTGAGGCTGTTCGTGCCAAAGCGTCCATGTTGGATGAAGAGTTTCCAAGAACCAAACCGCTTCGTGTGGATGTTTCCAGAAACAATGATATACATATTGAGGTCTATCCCGATAAGAATCCGTATAATACTGTCTTCATAGTTCATATTTATCCAGTACGCGGCGAGTTCCGTTTCTGTGAATCTACAAACCCTAAAATATTGGAAGGAGGCCTGAAATGAAAGAAGAAGGATTTAACCCGAATGCTGTCATAACAGATCAAGTGATAGATGCACTGGCTAATATACAGGATCATGAGCCCGGTTCCTTTCGGGAGCATACGGAGAAATTGACGGATATTCTGTTGGATGACTTTGAGTTGATGGAACCGGACAATTTGAAAAGAAATCTGGATTTGGTGCAATTCTTTCGGTTCTATGCAGGACTGATAGAGAAATTGCATCCACAAAGCAAGTAGTCCTGTCCTTTATCCCATATTGCATTTGTCCCATATTTGCTTGAAAAATAGCGAATATGGGACAAATTAATTTATATACCGCAGTCGAGGAGATGAAAGCGGTGAGCAAAGCTGAAGGGACATTCAGTATCAAATTCCGGAAATACAACCGTCAGAAACAGTCTGGCGGTGATCTGGTGTTTTTGAAAGCGGCCAGGCTTCGTTCCAAGGCTTCTGATGAAAAAATAGAGAATGCCAGTCATAAACTGTTTCTTGTCGATACGGAAACAGGCAACGCATTGAACTGCTGGCAGATTCTGGTAGTGGAATTTAACGGACAGAAAACAGCTTTGTAATATGGAGGTAAGACGTAGCGGAAATTTCGGCTTTGTGGACCCCGGCAATGGATCGCTTTATTCCTTTGACATATCGGGACGTGGCAAGGGATGGGAACCTTCCAGTATCATGCTGAACCATAACCGTAACACCTGTTTCACGAGGAAGATGAGTGTGGCCGGATATGATATCGTTCCGATGGGGGATAACAATGACATGCCCGGAGAGGTCATGCGCCTGCTTGACCGGTTCTATGCCGGCGAGGGTATTCTTGGCAAGATTGCCGGTCTGCAATGGGGGGACGGTCCCCGGTTCTATGAGGATGCAATTGATGATACGGACAACCGTTTCTACAAAAAATGGGTGCTTGCACCTGATATTGAGTCGGACATGTCTTCCTGGGATTATCGGATTTGTATGCACCGTTGTTTGGTTGATCTCACCCACATGCAGGGCTTCTTTATCAAGTTTGTCCGCAACCGTGCGCCCCGTATTGGCGGGCGGGGGAAGCTACTAAGGTTGGAGCATATCCCTTACCAGCGTGCCAGACTGTTGTACCCTCCCCCTGGGAAAAATGATCCGGAAGGCATTGTCGTGGGAGATTTCCCTTTCCCGGATCCTGAATATATGGAGAGGTATCCCATGTTTGATCCGGCAGATCCTTTCCGATATCCGGTGTCGGCCAGATATTACAACATCTATTCCTTCTGTAAGGATTTTGTTAGTACCCCGCGTTTTCTGGGAGCCTTTGACTGGCTGGAGATAGCCGGTACCCTGGCACCATTACTGCATAACTATAATCTGAATTCCAGCGCGCTCAGTCTGCATATAGAATCTCCACAAGGGTATTGGGACAAGGCGGAGGAACGTTTGAAATCCGTATGCCGCAAGCGTGGGGAAACCTATACGGCCAAGATGCTGGAGGATTACAAGGATGAATGCATGGAGAAATTTGCCGGAGGTATTACCGGGATGAAGAATGTGGGGAAATATATGCACACCACCCGGTTCTGGAGCGATGAAGCCAACGATTTTGAGGGATGGAAGGTGACTCCTATTGATAAGAAGGTGAAGGATTACATCGAGGCACAGATTAGAATCAGCAACAAGGCTGACGCTGCTGCCACCTCCGGATTCGGAATTGATCCGGTGCTGGCGAACCTCATTTTGGAAAACAAACTGAGCAGTGGAAGCGAGAAACTGTATTCCATCAAGGTCTACAATGCGTCTGAAACGGCTATTCCGGACATGATACTCTGCAAGCCGGTGCAGGAGTATATCAACGCTAACTGGCCGGGAACAGATATACGTATCGGACTGTACAGGAATGTGGTGAGTCAGGAAGAGAACGTGTCGCCGGGAAACCGTATGAAAGAAAATATATAAGTTATGAAAATGATATTCGACAGAAACGGAGAAGGACGCCAGGAGCTTGTCGCGGCGCTGGGAATGATTTCCGACAGCCTGGACTATTCCAAATGGAAGCCGGTACTGCCTTTGGCCGCACGCCAGCTGACCTGTATTATCGGGGCGGACGTGTTTTCGGAGATAGTTGACCTTTATCGGACTGATGACCTGGATCCAGAGAAAGAGGAACTTGTATTCATGGCGCAGCGTGCCGTGGCATATTTCGCATGGGTGAAGGTTGTCCCCACGTTGGACGCACAGCATGGCGGTAGCGGAAGGCAGAAGAAACTGGGAGAAAATGAAAAGGGGCTGACTGCCCTCCAGGAATACAAGGATGAAATGAACATCCTTAATCTGGCGTATGAATCGGTGGATGCTCTGGTAGGATTCTTGGAGGAGAAGCAGTTTGATTTCTGGGAAAAAAGCCGGGCTAAAAGACAGATGGACGGATTGCTCATCCGTACCAAGGATGAGTTTGACGAGTTCTATCATATCGGCAGCCACCGTCTGTTTCTCATACTGGTTCCCATCCTGCGTGAAATACAGCGTACGGACATTCTGCCTGTTGTCGGGAAGGAGCGGTATGACTGGCTCGTCAGGAGAGATTCAAACGTATGTGACACTCTCTTGGAGGAATGCCAGCGACCCCTGGCGCTGTTGGCCGTCAAGAAAGCGGTTGAACGCCTACCCGTAGAGGTTATTCCGGAAGGTATCGTACAGGTGCAGCAGACCGGGACTATAAAGGAAAAGTTACGGGCAGAGAAAGAGGCGCGGAAAAGTGTGGCGGACAGTCTTCAGGCCGATGCCGACCGGTATCTTCAGGAATTGCAGGATACGGTGGCGGCTTTGGACGCCGCGCCTGAGGAGGTTGATTTCTATGTTTCAGGCCCCACGCTTCAAAGCAAGGGGATAACCTTTTGATTTTTATGCGTGTAATATATTATCAGAACAGACAAGTGAGTGTGCCGGAAACGCTTGAGGAACTGACACCTGCCCAGTATTACCGTTATCTGGAGATCGCCACCATGGCTAACCAGCATATATTGTCGGAACCCAGGATACGTTTGAAAATTCTGTCTCTTTTTCTGGCACTCCCAGTTGATATGGGGCATCTTCCTCCATCCACATGGAAAGAAACGCTGGCACTGTTGTCCCTGACGGATCCGTTCGTTATTCGTGAGGGAAAATCTTTCCGGCTGGACCTGAGTACCGGAATCAACCTCCTTCCGGAATGGAACGGCTTTCACGGACCGGAAGACATGCTCAACGGGGTATCGTTTGACACCTTCTGCAAGTGCATGGCACTGGTAAGACGGATGGGTGATGAGGGTGGCGGCGACAGGGACATGATATTACGGGAGTTCGGAAAAGCTCTTTATACGGGAAGGGAAGGTGCGGAACCGCCAATTCTGCTCTGTCTTCATGCTTATCTGTTTTTTATGAATGTGTTCGCCATCATCCGGGAGGAGCCTTTGGAGATTGACGGTGAAACGGTTGACTTGCGGATTCTTTTCCAAAAAGATGAGAAGCCGGAAGCAGATGACCATACCGGCTGGACGGGCATTGGGATGGATATCGCTGAGAACGGGGCATTCGGGAACTATGCAGAGGTGAGGGCGACACCGTTCTGGGATATCCTTATTTTCCTTTACAGAAAGAAGTTTGAGAAATTACATTCCAAAAGATAGAGCCTATGATCAGTTTGAAAACCTATCGTGAGTATTATGAGGATGTCATGCGGCGTGTACCTGGCATACATTCCGTCAGAGTAGTGAATGTGGACCAGGACATGAGCGACTGTCTGAAAAGTATCAGTTCTGACGAGCTTCCAGTTCTGTTCGTGGTCGTACCGTCCGCACAGGAGACAGGTACGGATCCGGACAATGTGGAGGAGGATAACCTGTGTCTTATATTTCTGATGGACCGTATGGATATGCAGCGCCGTGGTCCGGTTCGGGTGCTGGAAGATACACAGCCCCTTGTCGAGAGCATCAAGAATGTGATGCGTGGTGACAGGAACAGGGGGTGCTGTCTTATGCGTAATCTTGACCGGATGACCACTACCCCGGAAACAGGATTCTATACGGATTACAGCGGTTGGAGTGTGTCGTTTAAACTTGGTACGGAATGAGTGACGGATGGAACCCTGTGAGGGAGGAGTTCTTCAAAAGAACCCTGTCCCGTGACTTCAAGACCATTTATCAACGACAGTTGGATATTGCGGAAAGAGGTATTTACCGGGAAGGAAGACAGCTTAAGGTGAGATTCCGCCCGGATAAAATTGTGCCCGGCCGTACAGGGCATCTGCGTGACCGTCTTGCGGCAGCCGAGTTTCAGATAACGGGGGTGGATCCGATAATGCTGGAAACGGGCTACCCTCTTTATATACGTTTTCTTGACATGCGGGAGAAACGCGATCTCCGTATCTATAACCGTCAGATATGGGGGATAGTGTACAACAACGCATTGCCTGATCTGAGAGCGGGCATGTCCGATTCGCTCCGCAAGGAGATCCGCAACCGGCTGGAGAAGTTGTTTCCCTGGCCGGACGGGAATGACAGTGCGCATCGTCCCGGATACCGTCCTCATTGATATTTTGCCCCGTTGTCCATGGATATGCGGGGCTTCTCATGTTTCTCCCGTCCTTTGCCCCTTCCTTGCCGGTTACTAGTTTTGCTGAAAAGTAACCGTATGAACAAGAAACTGAAAGATGATTATATAAAGTTCACCCTCTCCCTGAATACCAGTGAGGCCCGTGAGGAACTGAACCGTCTAAACGCGTCCTCCCGTGAGCTGCAACGGACGAATGATGGTTTGCGCAATTCGATGACAGAACTGGTAGCCTCCGGCAAGAAAGGCAGCGATGAGTACAAACGTCTGGAGGCAGAGCTGAAATCCAATTCCAAAGCCATATCCGATAATAATGCGAAAGTGAAGATTCTCCGCTCCTCTATGAAGAGCACCGAGAAAACTTATGCGGAACTGGCCAAAGAGGCCCGCGGGCTTCAAAAACAGCTGGACAATACTGTCAAGTCCCTTCATCCGGAAGAATATGCCCGTTTGGAAAAGCAGCTGGAGGAAACACGAGAGGCGATGGCCCGTCTGCGTGGCGGAACCAATGAAACTTCCGGGTCATTCCTGAAACTGGGGAATATGAAAGCTATGGTGGTGGGATTTTTTGCGTCCGCCGGAGCGGCTGCCCTTGATTTTTTCAAAGACGGCATGTCCAAGGCAAAGGAATTTGTCAGGGAAAGTGTGGAGGTGGCCATTCAGGCTGACGGAGTTCTTCATGCATTTGAGAAGTTGGACCGCCCTGATCTTCTTGCAAACCTTCGTACTGCCACTAAGGGAACCTTGTCGGATCTTGAGCTGATGAAAGCAACGGTCAAGGCAAAGGATTTCCGGATCCCGGTTGATGATATGGGAAAATATCTGGCATTCGCCCAGTTGAAGGCGCAGCAGACCGGCCAAAGTGTGGAATATATGACAGACTCTATTGTGACCGGTCTGGGGCGCAAGTCGCTTCTTATACTGGACAATCTGGGACTTTCCGCCGCAGAAATCAATGAGGAGGTTGCCAAAACTGGTGATTTCATGAAAGGGGTGTCCAATATCATAGACCGCCAGCTAACACAATCCGAATTGTATGTATCCGCATCTGACAAGGCTGCTCAGGCTGATGCAAGGCTGGAAAATGCCAAATTGAAACTAGGAAAACGGTTGTCCTGGCTTGGAGATTTATGGATCAGCCTGAAAAACAGAATGGCTGAAACTGTCAATACAACAGTATCCACCGCCAATGAAAAGTTTTATGAACAGAAGGAACGGGTTATAAGCCTTTATTCCGAGTATATGCCGTTGCTGGACCGGTATGATGAGCTGAAGACCAAGACCAGACTATCCTCGGACGAGCAGGCCGAACTTAATTCCATCATCACCAAAATCACGGACAATATTCCCGGAGTGATAACCAAAGTGGGGGAATACGGACAGGCACTGGATATTTCCAGCGGCAAAGCCAGGGAGTTCGTGCGGCAACAGAAGGTACTGTTGGGATATATGAACCGGGAAGCCATCAAGGAAGAGGAGAATAATCTGGAGGAATACAGGAAGAAATACCAGAACGCGCTGAAGGCGCAGCAGGCCGGAGGGGTGTATGTGACTTCTTCCATGAGCAATACCGGATATTCCACCTCCTGGTTCGATAATACTCCGGGCACACTGGCACGTATTGATGATGATGTCAGGAAGTATGGCGACATGATCAAGGGTGCTGAGCTCCGAATCCGGGAACTGCGGGGTGAGAGTCTGGAGAAGTCCCTGGAGGACAACGAGAAGAGGATCAAGATGCGGGATGAGTTCATCAAGATGAACAAGAAACAGCTGGAAACATGGCTTGCAGACGAAAAGAATGCGGGCAGCGAGTACAGGGACATGGCCCGCACCATTCTTTCCGGCAAGACGGATATCCAGGTGGATCCTCAGAAAGCCAATGCGGTTAATGCGCAGAGTGTGAAACTGGAGGACTTGCAGAAGAAACATTTGCAGGAGCGTCAGCGTCAGGAGGAGGAACTGGAATTCCGGATAGCCCAGACCCGCATAGATGCTATGGAGGCCGGGGCTGAAAAGGAACTGGCACAACGGGAACTTGACAACCGCAGAGAGATATCGCTTCTGCGGCGGCAGAAAGAGGACTATATCCAGGCTGTAATCCGGTTTGAGAAAGAAAAGTTCGAGGCCGAGGAGGAGCTGAAAGCGAAGAAGGACAAGCGTTATGTGAAAAAATCCTTTGATTCGTCCTCGGTGTCCGTGGATACGTCGACATTTGACACAATCATCAGCAACACCACCAGACGTCAGAGGAAAGAGGGGTTGCGTGAGCAGGAAAGTTCATGGGACGAATACCTGATCAAATACGGTACTTTCCAGGGAAAAAAGGAGGCGTTGACACGTAAATACAGGGCATTGATGGATAGTGAGTCTGATGCAGGCAGGATCGCATTTCTGCAAAAGGAGTTTGAGGAAGCTCTGTCGGCCCTGGATGTTGACAAGTTGAAGCAGGAGATCAATTGGGAGATGATATTCGGGGATTTAAGCAAGGTGTCTAAAAAAGAGCTTGACAAGGTCAGGACTCAGTTGAAACTGTTCCGTGAATCCGATGAATATAAGAATATGACTGTAGAGCAGAAAAAGGTTATTGATGAAGCTTTGGACGGGATACAGTCCGCGATCATTGACAAGGGCGGACTGCTTGGAGATCTTCCTGACCAGTTGGACAACCTGAGGAAAGCCCAGGAGGAGCTGGATAAGGCTCAGGATGAATATAATGCGTCTTTGGAAAGCGGGACACGTGCCGAACAGGAGGCGGCGAAAGAAAAGCTTAATACCGCTGACCAGAATGTCACGAATGCGAAAACGAATGTGGACAAGTCATCAAAAAAGGCTATAGACAATATAACCGGAGTCACCAATGCCATTGCGCAGCTCGGGGAGGCGGATGTAAGTCTTTCCTCATTCGGGGACAGTGTCGGGTCATTGGTTGATGTGCTCTCGGAATCCGGGTCGAAGATAGGTGGAATCATTGCCGCCATCCTAGCCATACTTGACCAGATCGGTAAGCAGGGGCTTGACAAGTTCGTGGGGAATATACTGGGAAGCGTGAGTGATGCCGTAGGAGGAATTTTCGATACGGTGGGTTCCATCTTTGGAATCAAGGGGGCCGGTGGTATTTTCCATGGCGCTGATTATTCCGGTTATAATGAGATGGTGGCGCAGTATGATAATCTACTGGATATCTGGGACGAGCTGCTTGACAAAAAAAAGGCATATATAAATGAAAGTTACGGTGCAGAAGCATCCAAAGCCGGAGAGGAAGCTCTGAATATTGCAAAAAACGAGCTGGATGTACAAAAGAAACTTGCCGAGGCACGTCTGAGTGCCGGCAGCAGTATCGGAAGTCACAGCCAGGGCTACAGGATGTGGAAAGGCTCCTACAAATGGGAAGGACAGAACTGGCGTGATGTCGCCGGGGAGATATCCAGGGAGTACGGTGTGACGTTCAATGAGATGAAAGATATGATCAATATGTCCCCGGAAGTCTTGCAGTCCATCAGGGAGAATTATGCCGGCCTCTGGTCTGTTATGGACGGAGAGTTCAGAAACCATCTGGAAAATATCATCAAATATGGCGAAACGGAAAAGGAAATACTGGAGGCGGTGAAGGAACAGGTTACCGGTATATCCTTTGACAGCTTTGAGGATTCTTACTGGGAGATGATATCCGATCTGGAGAACGGGAATGAAGAACTGGCCGAGAATCTGGAGGAACAGCTCCGCAAATCCATTATCAGAGCCATGATGGCCGACAAGTACAAGGAACAGGTCAGAAAACTATATGAAACCTGGGCAGAATATGGTGAGGATGGTTATACGAAAGATGAGGTTGATGCATTGCGTGAGATGCAGGAACAGTTGTCTGAAGCAGTGCTGGCCGAGAGAGACAGTCTGGCGGATATCTTCGGATGGGACGCATCCGGAAACTCTTATTCCCAATCCTCTTCCAAAGGATATTCCACCACCATGAGCCAGGAAACAGGTGAGGAGATCAGCGGACGGCTGACAGCCATGTATGAGTCTAATGTACGTTTGGAAACCAAAGGAACGGAAATGAATGCGAATATGCTTATTATTTCCACGGCAGCATTGAATATGGCAAAGGAACTTGCTGCTCATTCGGTGTGTGTCACGGAAATGCGCGATGTATTGCATGAATGCAACGATCATTTGGAGAAAATTGAAAAATATACCGGCATATTGAGCGGCATGGACGACACTCTTGCCGAGATAGAAAAAAACACAAAAGGAATGTGATTATGGAGAGGAATGCTTTTATTAATGGCAGGAATATCTGGAGTACATGGGGTGCGGAATTGATGGACGGAGCTTTGGAGGCTATACTGACACCCCCTCCTGTGAAGGACTATATCGAAAATGACAGCAGGTTGGAACATGGCATACAGATTACTTCATCGCCCGAGATCTGCAAGATGGATTCTAGGGAGCTCACCCTGCCTTTTTTTATTACGGGAAACTCGCAAAGTGACTATCTGGATAAATATTCGTCCTTTGTATCCGAACTGGTAAAGGGTAAAATTGCACTGAAAATCCCGGCACTGGGAAAGATTTACAATCTGTACTATCTGTCTTGCGGCAAGTATGGAAGTTACGGAAAATGCCGGGGTAAGTTTATGGTCAAACTCAAAGAACCCAATCCGGACGACAGGAAAGATATTGTATGAAAATTGAGATCAGAAATTCAGCTGGTACACCATGTTATCAGGATGTTGTCAGAAAAGGCAGCAAACGTAAGTTCACTCTGATGAAGGAGGACTTTATACTTTTGAAGTTCTCCCTGAAATCTCCTGTCTTTTTCAAACTGGGCGACTGGACGGAGGACACACGTTTCGGACGGTTCGAACTATGCGATCTGTACAAACCCAAGTACAACCGTAAAACCGGGGCATACGACTATGAGCTTCAGCTTGACGCCTACTACTGGAAATGGAAAAACAAAATCTTCAAATATACCCCGGAGACGGCCGGACAGGAAGCGTCCTGGAACCTGACCGCCCCGCTTGACGTACAAGCCGGTATAGTCCTTAGAAATTTGAAAGCTCTTGGTTACACATACAAAGGACAGGATTTTGTTTTCTCCATTGATTCCACAGTCGAAAACAAGTCCCAGTTGATGAGTTACGATAACATCAACATCCTTGACGCTTGTTTTGAGATGGCGAAGAAATGGGATTGCGAATGTTGGGTGACTGAAAACATCATCCATTTCGGACGTTGTGAGTCCGGCGATGCGGTGGATTTCGAAATCGGGAAAAACGTGCAGGAAATGTCACAGTCAGAATCCCGGTCCACTTATGCCACCCGTATCTACGCTTTTGGTTCAACAAAGAATATCCCATCTGACTACCGTCCGGTTGACGAGACCGTGGTTGTGAACGGCGTGGTGCAAAAACGCTTAATGTTGCCCGAAGGCACTCCTTACATTGACGCTTATCCTGATATGACCACCGAGGAAGCCGTCGAGCAGGTGGTTATCTTCGATGAAGTCTATCCCCGAAGAACGGGCATCATGTCGGATGTCACCACTATCGAAGTGCCGGACAAGGTGGAGAATGAGGACGGGACAACCACCGAGGAAAAATGGAATGCCTACCGCTTTAGGGACACGGGTGTTAACTTTTCCGAGAAATATATCCTCCCCGGTCAGGAGCTGAGGATACGTTTCGCGTCCGGACTTCTCAACGGTTTGGAGTTCGCCGTGAAGTTCAATCCTGAGGGAAAGCCGGAGAAATTGGAGGATGGCGGATGGAACCCTGAGGCACAGCTTTGGGAGATAGTCAGGAATGAGGACTATGGCAGACCGCTTCCCGGTGATGTGCTCTTTCCCCAGGATGGGGATGAATATGTGCTTTCCGGCTGGGACAGCACGAAAATAACCGAACTTGGGCTTGTGGGTGCCGCCGAGCAGGAGTTGAAGGAAAAGACTGAAAAGTACGCTGCCAAATCCAAGATAGACCCGAGTACCTATGGCTGCACGATGATGTCAAATGACGCATACCGTGAGGATGGCGTTCATAATTTCTATGGCATCGGTCAAAAGGTCAACCTTATCAACAAGGCTTATTTCGAGAACGGAAGACAGTCAAGGGTTATCGGATTTGAATTCAATCTTGACTATTCCTTTGACTCACCTGTTTATACTGTCGGGGAAACCACCGCCTATTCCCGTATCGGGGAGCTGGAGGAAAAGGTTGAGAGCCTTACCCTGAAGGGACAGACCTATACGGGCGGTGGTGGCAGCGGTGTGTATGTGATCGGAAGCCACGACTCCACCCCTGCGACAGACCATAACGTGTATTCCGCATTGCGCTCGCTGATCATGTTCATGCGCAAGGACACGGAGGAACGCACCGGTTTCCTATTATCCCTGTTGGGCGGAACCGTCATCAAGAAATACGCCAAGTTTGGTGATTTCGTTACTGGTGTATCAGGTGGTTACATAGACGAAAAGGGCAATCTTGAAATGGAAAGCGGTGTATTTCGTAAGCGTTTGTTTGTTCCTGAAATAGCCTATAACCGTACAACCTATTTCAAAGGACGTATGGTAAACTCCCCCGGTGGTGGTTGTACCGTATTGTCATACGTGGATAACGGCGATGGAACCTACACCATCGCTCCCGATCTGACAGATGCGGACGGATTGAGCCAGTTTGTTGATGACATCCTTACCACCTATTTTGTGACTAAAAATAGCGAAGGCAAACTGAACGGTTTTGAAGAAATGAAATTCCGTGTGACTGCCGCAGATTATACTGCCAAGAAGTTTACTGTCATTCCCCGTCCGGGGCATTCTGACTGGAAACCTGCCGAGCAGATGGTATTGGCACAAACAGGTAACTTTACGGACCCGGAACGTCAGACTTATATACTTATTGATTCAGTCAACGGAAACAACTGTATTACATTCTTTGACAATGCCAACACTTGGGACCCGGAGCCGGCGCAGATGCCTGCGTGGTTCGGCAAAAAAAAGGGCATGACCGTTAACGGAATTGATTGCGAGAAATATTCAGCCGTGTTGCAACAGGTCTTATTGACTGGGCTTATCTTCCAGATAGATGAGATAACGGGGAACAAGGTTCGTGTACCCTTGGACAAGGGTGAATGGGTTGCAGGGAAGTACGCCTACTATGACCGGGTGTCACATAACGGGGCTTTGTGGTTGTGTGTTGATGACAACGGAACGACAACAGAACCGTCAGATGATAATCCGGCATGGCTGAAACAAGTGGCGGAAGGGCAAAAAGGTGATCCGGGATTGTCCGTAGTAGGTGGCGGTCATTGGGAATCCTCCAAGACCCCGTACAAAGCCAATACAATGGTCACTCTTGCCAATTGTGTCTTTATATCCAAGGTGGAAACCTCCAATCCTCCCATCAGAATATTGCGTGTAAAAAGTGGCAATTTCTTAAGGAAGAAGGATGGCGGTTATATCCTTGCCGGGAAGTCAGCCGACTGGGAGGTTAACGAGGATTGGGATATGTTGCTTGACGGGCGTGAGCTAAAAGGCGAGAGCATCACCTTCCTGGGTGAATTTGCCACGGCTCCTGCCAATCCGAAAAATGGTGATTCATACCGTAACACGACTGATCGTGCTACCTACATCTATCAGGACGGAAGATGGCAGCTTATGATATCGGACGGAAAAGACGGTAAGGGCTATGAGTATATATATACAAGAGGCAATATCATAGATAACACCCCTGAAAAGCCGGACAGTCAGCAGAAAGATGGTTATATTCCGGAAGGCTGGACGGATAATTATCTTGGTACGGACGCAGACCATCAGGTTGAATGGGGTTGTACACGTTTTAAGGAAAATGGCGTATGGTCTGAGTTCAGTGATCCGGCTGTGGTGCATCGCTGGAGTAAGGACGGGGAGAATGCCATCATGGCGGACTTCGATAACGAGATGGTCAATGCAGCCCTTACTTCAGATGGAAAGGTCGTATCCTCACAGACTTGGAATACAACTGTCAGTATGTGGTATGGAACGGAAAAGCTCACGCTTGACAGCATCACCTGTACACCTGACACAAATCTTCTGTGTGCGACAGACAAGAATACGGGAGTGGTGACAATATCGGTATCTGCCGGAGCTACTCTTGCTGCGACAAACACGGTGAAGATCACAATCAGGGCTACAAAGAACGGGCAGCAGTATTCCCGTGATCTGTCATTCACTGTAGCCGGGGTCCGTGGAGGTGCGGACGGTTCAGATGCCGTGCTATACAGTATAATCGTTTCTGCCACTTCTGTAAGCAAGGACAAGAATGGGAACTACAGCGTGTCTTCCGTATCATGTTACAGGCAAAAGTCAGTGGGAGGCGTGATATCCACCACAACGGACGGTACATTGAAATACAGCATAGACGGTGGAACAGAAACTACCATAAACAACAATACAGCCATATCAAGCGGAAACTTTACGAAGACATTGAAGTTTATCTTTTACGTGAATGACCAGATAGTGGATGTTGAAACCGTTCCCATGCTTTCTGACGGAAAGGATGGTGCTGACGGTGAGAGCATCACAGCCGCAGGTCATTGGGAGTCCGCCAACACTCCGTATGCGAAAAACAGCACAGTATCGTTTGCCGGAGGATCTTACTTAAGCAAGGTGAAAACATCCAATCCTCCCATCAGGATCGCAAGGTTCAAGAATGGCAGTTATCGTCGCAAAAAGGATGGCGGATATATCCTCGCCGGCAGATCTGCGAACCGGACGGTACATGCAGACTGGCAGGAGATGGTTGCCCCCGTCGGACCGTCGGCATCCTACTGGCTGGACAGTCCTGTCAGCGTGATCAACTTCACCAGTACGGGCACGCCATCCCCGTCTGGATTCCTTGTCACTTGCAAACAGAATGTGGCAGGCAATGTAAGCACGTGCAGCACGCTTTATCTGGCAGCCCGTAAGTATAACGGAAGCTGGCTGGCTCATGTAGGTGCTACCCTAAGCAATCAGATATCCGTTCCAGCGACAGCCGGATACACCCAGTTTGCCGTCCGGGCTTATCAATCCGCATCGGACGCGAACGCATGGAATAATAATTTTGTCGCTGAAAAAGGGGTGGGTGTTGCAAATGATGGCGCCATAGGAGCAACTGGAGCGACAGGGGCTTCTCCAAGAGATATGGGAGTATTCCAATCTGGTACTAGCTATGTATGGAACGCCAGCTATCGTGACAAGATCATCTACAAGTTCAATGGCGTGTATTATAATTTCCTTGTGCGGAACTATGGTGCCAGTGTAACCGCCGCCCCTACATCTGTCAACGGGGATTCCAATTGGGAAGCCATGCAGAAGTTTGTTAATATCGCCACTGACACCCTGTTTGCTACAGGAGCCAATATATGCGGATTCATGTTCACATATAAAGGAATGGATGCCAACGGCATACCTTTTGGAGATATAAAATCACAGAAGTCAACCAATGGTGTGCCCAACCTGATACTGAATTCCGAATCCGGTTATATTCATGGCATTAATATGGACATAGAAGGAGGACGTATCGGTCCGTTCTCCATCGCTTCGGGGATGTTGTCCTCAAAGATCCTTTATGAAAATGAAACAAATAAATACGTCGGTTTCAATCTGTCTGCCGGACAAATTGAGTTTTATAACGAAAGGACATTTGCAAACGTAAGAATCGGGGGAAACACGCAGTTTGTCACCATTGAAGGGATTAAGTATGATGCTGGAATTGACATACAGAGTCCAAATGTCATGATCGGGATGCACATCAAGACTCCAAGCATTCCTCTATTCGTGGAGGGAGGTAACATTTTCCTTCATCCGAACAATGACAGCTATGTTTCTCTATAATCCGCAAATCCAAATTTCCGCAGAATCCGAAACGAAGCGTTCGATTTTCAGGGAAAAGGACAAAACGAAGCGTTCAAAAAAGGAAAGCGCGCAACACTCAAAAAGCCGAAACAAAAGTTTTGTAATGACCTCTGTTTCGGCTTTATAATTTCATAAAAAATGGCTTTATAACGGCATTAAAATAAGGCTCAAAAGTTTGGCCTTCTACTTGAAAAATTGTATCTTTGTTCAGTGCTAAGCAGCTGTTTTATGAACTAATTTTTCCTGTTTCTTATACAGCATCATGTCTGTATATTCGGCAGAATAATTCATGTGGGCATTGAATTCCTTTTTTGTACAACCCTCAAAAGGATTGCCAATGGTTTTGTTTGCTCCAATCCATTCACACAGTTCAAGTATGGAGGATTTATTGGATGTGAAATAAACGAAGGAATGCTTTTCGAGTATCTTTAAAACATCCAAATAATCAGACAAGCGCCAATACATATTGTACGTACCAACATCAGTGGAAAGATAAGGCGGATCAATTAAAAAGACGACTCCGGGAACATCCTTATATTGGTTGAATACTGCTTTGTAGTCGCATGATACAATTTCAAGCCCTTTTAAGTAGTCAGAAGACTCCGGATAACCGGTCTTGCGAATGTTGTTATAAAGGACTTCCTTGCGCATTTCGGCTACAGACAATTTATACTTCATGGAGAACATAAGTGAGGATGATAAGGTTATAAAATCCACGTACCCAACATTTAGTTCTTCTTCCTCGATACGTTTAAAAATGCGTTCTCTAAGTTCCCCTTTAATTGGTTTATGTTTGGGTATCGAATTACCCACCAGCTCCCTAATATCGGCAAGCAGTTTATTTGTCTGTGGGATATTTTTCAGTCTGAACCGGTAGTTGTCGAAGTCATTGTAGACAACAGTAGCATCGGGCTTGCTTCTTTTGGCTATATGCGAAAGAAGTCCGGAACCGCCAAACAAGTCCACAAACACGGTATCTTCAGGGAACTGTTCCAAAACTTTAATAAACTCTTTAGCAAACATTCTTTTTTGGCCTACAAATGGCAGTGGTGCAGATAAATTCATATTCTTCATACGTTCAAGTCAAATTTAATGTTTTCAACTCCGGATAACAGTTCCAGAGTCCGGTCAATGTTATTTTCATATATATGCACATTTCCAAGGTCAAGGGTTATGGACTTCAGGGGAAGCTCCACCTGCCTTGCCATCAGATAAAGATGATAAATATCAGCCGGAAGCCCAAGGTTCGCATCAGAACTACGCTGATATGCAGATAGCACCAATTCTCCCTCATCAATTTGGAACTGCACAAGACTCAGGCAGGGTGCCTGGTTGCTTTCCACCCCGGTTTCTCCAAGAAACAGGACATAATTCTTGCTGTTGCGCTTTTCCCGGTTAATCCTGGTTATGAGGGGTGGAAGCTTTTCAAAGTAAGTTGGATAGCTGTTTACAAGGGTATGGCCGCAATAATCCCACCAGGTAATCCCTGCCTCTTTGTATTTTTCCACATCCCGGACTCCTTGCATAAACAGTTTCAATTCCTCTTTCAGCTTTTTCCTGGCTATCCCGTGGCTTTCAAATATGTCAAGTAAATCAGCGGGGGTTAGCATGAGCCTTTCGTTTAATAGATACTTGATACGCCCTTTCCTATTGGTCTGGATTTTGCCCGTTTGGAGTATCTTGTCTAATGTCTGGTAATACTTATTCATGAGCTTTATTTTTGGTTGTACAAAGGTAGCTCTACCGGACAACACAAGGCATCCCCGGCACATCAATCACACTGCACCGAGCGTGCAGTGCTTTCCAAACCGTTTGATAACATCATACACCTTACGTTCGCTTACCGAATATTTATTTGCCAAAAACGCCACTGCATAAGTGGTCTTTTCACCTTGTTTTTTCATGACCTCATACTCCGTATATAAGTCTATGAATCGAAGGTCATCCTGCTTGCCGCCCAAACTTATAAGCATTTCAAGCGGTTCTCTGTTAAATTTAAGTGCTTCAAACAATGTCATATCCAATCATTTTTGTACTTTTGCAATGCCAATCATTTATTTAATGCGTAAAAACGCCACGAGAGTGCGGCAGAGGGCATTGCCCCCGGTCGCGCACTCTCGTGGCGTTTTGTGTTAATAAATGATTGGCGTCTATATTAACAGGCCGGGGGCTTTTTTTATCCCTCCCCCGAAGGGATTGTCAATCACTCAATCCGATATAATTCCAAATTGAACTTGTCCTTTTTTTCCCAGCCTTCAGCCAGAACTGTCTGAATGAATCCTACTGCTTTTGTATAGAAATCTTTCAGTTCTTCTAACTGAGTAAAAGTATGGTATTCCGGTTGTTCATCCGAACCAAACTTAAACGTCACTGGCAGGGTTTCTCCGCCCGTCTGAACGGCCAAATCGTATGCTGCCTTATAGTTGTACTGGTTCTCCACAGAAAGCCATACATGGGCACCATTATAGGCGAATCCGGATAGGATAGCCGCATCAGTCTGGCTGTTATACCAGGACATAACCAATGTGTGGATTTCCTCATCAGTAGGCTTATGCCCGAACTCCTCTTCCATGTAGGAGGCAGAGCCGTTCTCTTTTTCCTGCACATCCCATCGGATGCGCCATTTGTCTTTAACCGGGTTCGTGCATTCCATCAGCGAAACCCCGGAACTTCCTTCAACTCTTCTCATGTAAACACGTATTTGGTTCTACCTTTGCCGAATGTCTCTGTCTTGATGGTCGTTTCAAACGGGAAACCATCCGGCATTTCCTTTACTTGTGCGAGAATATTCTTCATTTCCTCGCTGTTGGTGAAGAACTTCTTTGCCTCGCCGTTCACTTCGATGGCCACAATACAGCGGTCTTCTCCCTGCTCGGTTTTGATACCGGTCTCAAAGTCCTTCACTACAATGGGTAAGTTTACCAGTTCCCGGATGCTTACCACCACTCCGGGGAATCGCTTTTTACCGTCTTCCGGCTTGTAAGCGACATTCAAGTCTTTAAAACTTCTCATTTCTTTGCCTGTTAATTTTTTAAACAACTTATTACAGTCGGCGTGCTTCGTCATGCCGTAGAAACTGGCAATCAGTTCCCGCCGTCTTTTTCTCGATTTTACCTCGTGCATTTTCCGGGCAAACTTCTGTTTGATGCGTTTCCGCAATCTTACATAGTCGGGACGGATAACATAGCCAAGGAAATCAATGCCTTCTTCCACAGGGAACACCCGTTCATTCGGCTTTATTTCCAAGTCTATTTTTCCCATTTGCCCGTGAACAGCATCACGAATCTTCCACAATTCCGCTTTCGTTTTACCGAGTACCAGTCCGTCATCGCAATAGCGATAGTAATAACGAACCCCGTACTTATCCTTCAGATAGTGGTCTAAAAATACAGACAGAAGCAGATTTCCTGCCCCTTGTGAACTGCGCAGTCCGAAACTGATACCTTCCGGCAGCAGCTTAACAAACCGCTCCAACAAGACCAACAGCCTTTTGTCCTTGAACACCCTCCGGAAGCACCACATAACAAAGTCCTGCCGCGCATTGTCATAAAACCTCCGGATGTCAAATTTGTATGCGTAAAGCGTGCCTTCCGGATTTTTTTGCAAATCGGTACGTATGCAGTTCATCAGGTCATGAGTACCGCGCCTTTTGATGCTTGCACCGGTTGTCCGGATATAACGTTTTTGCAGGTGGCGGTCCACCACATTCATGATGGCAAACACAGCGATGCGGTCTTTCATGGACAGGATCTGCAAAATACGTTTTTTACCGTATTCTTCAATTTCCCTCTCATGGTAGCCGCCCAGCCGGAATGAGCCGTCCGCAATGGAAGCCGTCAGTTCGGTGATAATCTTCTCCCTATGGGCAAGCAGGAATCGTCCCTGCCTTGACCTCTTACGATCGGTTCCGCGAAGTACCGAATCGAATGCCTCCGACATATTGGAGTATTCGATGATTTCCTCGATAATATATCCTTCCCTGCGCATAAGCTATTGGTTAATAAACATGGAAGATGAGGGCCTTCCTTTCCCCGGGTCTGACTTCTTCGAACTGATAACAGCCTACCAAACTCCACCCGACGCGTGATTTTTCAGCTTTCCACCTTTTCTGGTGCTGTTGCTGTGGCTTGCTCCCCTCGGCACCGCTTCGGGGACACGTCCCCGCTGCTGTACGCCGATTTGTTAGATTTCCAGACGCGAGCCGACATTCGCATTCGTATTCGAAGCATCGTTATTCGCATTCGCATTCGACACACCGCCATTCGCATTCGCATTGTTGTACCCGCGATAGACCACACGGACTATTGGGGAACTCTACCGCTTGCAAAGTTACTGATTTAACAGGCAAAACAGATAAACGAATTACACTATCATCCAAAATAAAACGGATATACTGCCACCCGCGACGGTGAGCCCCCAATCAATCCAGTCCCAAGGACTTCCCCGAAGAGTATCTTTCAGTTCCAGACAGGAAGCTGCAATGGCCGCAGCATAAAAGGCCGTCCAAGGAGTAAATCCCAATAGACCTACCATCAAACCACCGATAAGATGCTTGTAACGGTTACTCATTTTTAAAAATGCGATAATCTTTTTCATATACCTCAAAATTCTATTTTTTCGACCGGCTTCGCCGGTATTTGAATACCTTTTAAATGGAATTCGGAAACCATCCGAATCCCGTTCTTTCGTTTTAGTCGCTTCGCTCCACGCTTTGGCGCTTTGCGCTTACGCCACCTCGCGTATCGCCTTGTACGCTGCCACGCTTTGCGCCCGGACGATTTTGCCGCGGAAGGCCAGACGCGAGCCGACAACCGCACTCGTATCCGAAGCATCGTAATCCGCATCCGCATGCGACACACCGCCACTCGCATACGCATTGGAGCACCCGCGATAGACCACACGGACTGTAGCGGTGCTTATCCAGTACATGTCGGTATAGTAGGTGGAAGATGATCCGTTCAAATTACCTACCGGAACCATGTCCATATACTTGCCGTGCGCCACGCCTGTAATCCACTGACCGCTGTCCTTCTTGCCCTGTACCATACGGATACTGCCGTCAGGCATCCAGATGCGCCATTTGCCCTGGTTGCCGCTGTCATTCGGCAGATCCACGCCGTCCATCATGTCATACTTGTTGCCGTAGATGTCCTCGTAGCCCAGGCAGCAGATATTGTTCACCTGCACCACGGTCGCCTGTCCGTATTCGTCCCGGCTCTTATACCAGGCATACTGATGCACCAAGCCGTCAATCAGCGAATTCGTGATTTTGTTGTTGATGACATACGCTTCGTCATAGCCGATGGTGTCTGTCATTCCATGGTCGGCCGTTCCACCCGTTGTCCGGTTATTGTTATGCTGACCGGCACCGCATTGTTCCTGCATGTCCCTACGCCCGTACTTTGCATAGCTCAGGTTCGCGATGCGGCTGTGCATCAGGGCATCTATCTGCTGCATGCCACGCTGCTGGCTGTAATAGTGGAAGTCCGTCCATGTCATGCTTGCCGTGGTCGAAGCTCCGGTTATGCAGGCACGCAACTTGCTGCCCACTACAGAACTGCCCACAACGGCACACAGATGTTCCTCATTGGCCACCCAATCCGGTTCCATGTCCTCTATCTTGTCGCTGTTGCTCAGCACCACGCAGTCAAACTCTGCCGTGTTCAGAATGGAGAAATGCAGGGCTGTAGCACGTTCCGGAACGTCTGCTATCAGATACATGCCGGCTTCAAATTTCAAGCCGATGGTCGGCACCACAATACTCTTCAGGATGTTTCCCTCCGCATCAGCAAACACACTGCCGATAAGCCCTGTTCCTGGAACGCTCGGGAAGCGGACACGTCTGTAACCCGACACGTCCACTTTGCACACGGAATAAGCCTTGTCCGTCGTATAGGATTCCATCAGCGTGGGCTTGCCGCTCATGATCTTGCGTTCACCCAGCCAGCCGCCCTGTGTCTCCTTGATGGCATCCAGTGTCAGTACCGTCGCGTCCGGAATCGGGGGCATTTCGTCCTCCGGATAACTGCTGTAGCAGGCGTACTTCTTGTTGTTCAAATAATC